CTTGCGTTGCCTTTCTTAAAAATTTTGGGACAACTATCTCCAGAGGTAAACAAAAGAGATGGTAAATATGTCGAGGGTGCAGAACCTGGACTAATAATCAACACAGTTACAAACGAGTTATATAATGATGTTGATGTAATACCTTGTCACTACAAAAGACAATACATTGAATGGCAAGACAGAGGTACCAGCACTGGTGCACCTGTTGCAATTCACGAGGCAGACAGTGATATAATTAGTCAAACCACTAGGGGTAAAGACTATAAAGATAGATTACCAAACGGCAATTATCTTGAAAATACTGCAAGCCATTTTGTATTGGTAAGAGGTGCAAACCCACACACAGCATTGATATCTATGAAGTCTACTCAATTAAAAGTGAGTAGAAAATGGAACTCAATGATGATGGGTATTAAGATGCAAGGTAAAAACGGATTGTTTACTCCGCCTACATACAG